TTGTAAGTAAGTTATCTCCGTCTACTAATAATACTGACATTTTTACCTTTTATAGGTTCAACAATTCTATACCTCCTCTTTGATATCGAAGTCACCCTCGATACCCAATTGGTCTTTCCAAAACTCTGCGTGTTCCTTTTTGTATCCCTCTAAGGATTTCTTTTCCTCAGTGGAATCTTTTCCACTTAGAAACCCGTGTGCGGTCACAATGATTCTACCATCTTCATATCCAAGACCATTTACATGGTTTTTCATGATGGAAATCTTCGTTCTTGTTGCGAATTTTACCTTTCTCTTGTCTTTAACTGCAGAGATAGGGTTAGTACCCGCATTTTTCTGATTACCAAACCTAAACACAAGTGTGGAGTTTAACCATATTGATTCACCACCCTTTGCCTTAATTTTTGGTTGACTAAATGGGTTATCAGGAAGTTCAACCCATGGTTGATTAACAATAACAAGTGTGTTTGTATATTCCGAATCAACTCGTCTTGAACCTGAAATTCTCTGATTTAATCCCATACCGATTTTATCGGCTAACGTCGATGCATTATGTTGTTTACCCCCTTTACCGTCAAATGTCATTTTACATGGTACGGACCCAACAGAATCCCACAAGAACAGTAAATCATATTCTAATTCACCTTTCTTCTGAGCGTCTAATAATTCATTTATGTAATCAGTAATTTGTTCTATATATTGAAATTCGTTATTGAATAAGAAAAATCCATCGTATTCAATTTCTCCCGTTTCTTCATCAACAGTTTCTTCAATATCAAGACCCATTAATTTTGCGTGTGGAAAATCCCACTTCTGTTCTGTAATTACAAAAACAGGGAGTACACCTTTCTTCTGTGCGTCGACTGCGGTTTTAACAAGTGCTGTTGTTTTACCCGTATCTGAGTGTCCTAAAAACATATTAATATGTCCCATGGATGGACCTGGTAATCCCGTAGCATCTAAAAACGCATCACCTAAATCAAAAAACTTATCAGACTTAAACTTAGCCTGTTTAGAGAACTTTGATTTGATACTTTTAAAATCTTTTTTCTTAATTGCCATATTCTTTTTTAAAATGGACCCACCCGTAGGGACCGAATAGTCGGTTTTTCTTACTCCACCAGATGTTTCCATCAAATTATTTTGGGTGGGTCCGTGTTAATTAAAATGGTAGGTTGTCGTCTACTTTTGTTGTTGCTTGTGGATCCTCCACTTCTACCTTAGGTGTCATTGATGATCCTCCAAATGTTTCCTCACCACCCATAGAAGAGATAAACTTCTTAGCGTCTTTATCCCAAACAGGGTTTTCACCTGATGCTACCAATTGTAAGTACTCAAGAGGTTTAACAGAGTAAACATCTCTCCATGTTTGTGGGTCATTAACCCATCCGTTACTTACTTCAGGGTCAGTATGTAATGCTGATTTATCTTCCTGAATAATAGAATTAATAGTTGTATATTCTCTACCATTGTTCGCCTTTGTAACCGCCAATGATAAGATTAAGTCTCTACCTTCTACAACATCAGTGATGTCCCCTTTACTTCTAATGATAGGAATGATTTTATCTAAATTACCATCACCTTTGTAGTTATGTTTAAATCTCCAAAATTTTGGACCATCTTGTTCGTTTTCTCTATCGATAACTTTAACTATGTAGAATTTTTTTGCTCTATAGTTTCTTGCCAAGATTTTGTCATCCTCACTTCCTGTGGCTAATAAACTTTGTCTAACCTCATTTAAAGGAGATACATCACCATCTTGAGACGGATCATAAAGTTTTAACCATTTTCCATCTACTTGTACTTCATGGAATGCTATTTCTTGGAACGGACTTGTACCGTCAGTTGTTGGGAGAATTCTAATTCTCTTTTGCCCTGATTGTGTTCCTTTAGGGAGAATAGTGGTGAAGTACTTTTTAAGTCTTTCCTCACTGGAAATTCTGTTGCCGCCTGCGGCTGGTTGCGTGTTTTTCTCATACTGAGAAAGAATTGCGTCGATTGAACTCATAATTTTTAAATTTTAATTTATTAATGTTATATAAAAAAGATACACAAAAAAAGTCCAAGAGTCAACCCCTTGAACTTTATTAATTTTTTTATATGTAGTATTTTTTACTTAAGTGTCAGTAAATAAGATAGTTTGTTGATCTGAGCCAACATTTCGTCTTTAATATTAAGTAGATCTGTGTCTTTCGGATTTATTTCCATTTGTTGTAAACTACTCCTCACAGTCTTGATCATTCCAAGTACATCGACATCAGAAAGGTTTTGAATAGATATGTGTGTTTCTTCTTCCTCTAATTTAAATCTACCGTAGATACCCATCGCAATTTCCACAAAATTATCTATGAGACCATCTAATACATTATAAGTCTCTCCAAAAGATATGTGTTTTGCGTGACTCTTAGTTTGCCAATGTAGTACTTTAAGTTGTGATTGTACTTCAAGAAAGAATTTTACATTACCACTCAACCTCATTTTCATCAGGTTTTTCTTGGTTGAATGAATCTCTCATTTCTCCTGGATTATAATCCGCCACATCTTGTTTGGTTATGACGTATTCATTTTTACCACTCGCTTTCATATCGAGTTGTTTCTGTGAGAAAAACTCAGAAGGGTTCTGATTAAATGGATATGAATCCAACGACCTCATCTCAAGTCTTTCCTGAGGTGTAGGTTCTTTCATGTCCTCAACCTTAGATTCTAAACCATCTATTTTGGTTATTACATTATCCATTTGAGATAATTTACTCTCTAAATCATCTAATTTAGAAAAAAGGTCACCCATTTTACCCATAACTTGGTCATTATCACTTTTAGACGAATCTAAATCGTTTTTAATATTTTGAGTCATGTTAACAAGATCTGTAATATCCACCTCTTCAACGTCTGGTTCAATATCACCGTCTACAGGTTCCTCAGCAGGAATGTCATCTACAGGTCCCTCAGCAGGAATGTCATCTACAGGAGCATCACCAACAGGTTCTTCTGCAGGAATGTCATCTACAGGTTCCTCTGCAGGAATATCATCTATAGGTTCTTCTTGTTCTTGTATTAAATTTTTACCGTACTTATTAATACTACGGTATCTCATTAATTCTTCGTGTAGTTGTTTTTCTAAATTCATCTTTTAATCTCTTAATAATTGTCTACCGTCTTCGGTAATATATTTTTTATTAATTCTTTCTACAAGACCATCTTTACTTTTAATAGTGTAACATTCACCAGTGTTCATGTCACAAACTTCTTGTTCCGTTCCTTCCTCATTGAGGTTCTTAACCGTCTTGTTTTTTAAAAAACCGTCAATTGCGGATCCTATTTTGATATTGCTCATAATATTCTTTTTATTATAAATATCAAGTTTTTACTAATTGTCCTCTTTATAGGATATTAAAATAAATAACGTCACCTTCTTGGAGTTTTAAATCCTTCATTAGTTGTTTAGATAGTGCAATTCCACTGTATAATACTCCATCTCCAGTATTCAATTTAGAACCTCCTTGATCTGCGGGTCCTGTTATTTGTCTTGTAGCTCCTCCAGAATTATCTAATACGGATGAACTTTCAATGGTTTTTCTTCTACCGTTTTTTGGATTAAAGAATTCTGTGGATGCAGAAGTAAGTAAATAATCCGACACTTGTGACGGTGTCGTATTGTTTTTCTTTGTCATGTATGGAGAGTAAAAGTTCAATCTATAGAAATAATTACTAGATTGGTTTATCTCAGTGAATGGTACTTTACTAGGATTAACGGTTATTGATGACGATACCTGTGTGGGTAAGGACATGTTTAGGTTAGTTGGTCCATCGAATTTAGTAACGATACTTCTAAAATAAGTCTTATTCTTATATCTTACTTTCTGTATTGACAAGATGTTTTTATAACCATTGTATGGTACCCCCAAATTAGTTACGCCAGATTCTTTAATTAGTTCTTCTCCCTCTATAATCTTATTACCTCTATCGGTCTTAAAATTACCTTCAGATGTTGATATGACTTCCGTAGTGTCGATTGTGTCTAGTGATTTAATCTTAGCCAACGCACTTTTCATTATCTTATCATACATAACTCTATATGATGCAGTGAAGGATTCTTTTGGGTCAGGTAAACTCGCCTTTGGCATCCTAACTCCTTTAAAATTTGTTTTAATTTGATTGTTTTCTATTCTATGGGATACCTCCACAATCCAATATGCTCCCTCGAATAATGGAACATTTTTAAGTTGGAAATACATGGTAGGTTGAATCATGACATTACCCATACATTCTACCGTACATTCATAAGATCTTACCTTATATATGTCGTATAGATTTGTACTAACTTGTGCAACCCCCGAACCCGATTCCGATCTTGCTGTGTTCTCTAACGCAACATTACTTTCAAAAGTTTCTTTAAATTGTGATTGGTCTAAACTAATTGATTTAAATATCCCTTGATTTTGATCACCAAAACTAACCTCAAATGCAACCACTTTATTGGAGTTTTTAAAATTTTCTTGTTCAAAGTAATTTGGGTCGGTTATTAATACAGGGTTATTGTTTGCATCACCTACATTAAATGTATCATTTTTGTATTTATATTCTTCACTAATTGTTGATGTATCAATATGAGATGAAGGTTTACCGACATATTGAACGATCATTTTAGGGGTTGAATGTTCAACATCAACATCTAAAAATTTACCAAATAATAACGATGCAACCTCTTCAGATTTTTTTATTTTAGTCTTACCTGATCTGTTACCGTAAAAATTAACATATGCTGGAAGTGGTCTAAAATCTAAATTATTTCCTGATAACATCTGAGAAATAACATTGTATAGTTTTAAATTTTGACTTTCCGCCTTTTCAAAAACCTCAAGTCTTTTTACATCATAAAACAAATCATCACCAATGTCTTTATTCGCCTTATCCAAGAATAAGAACTCTTCCATTAGTAACCTTTGTCCTATTGAATTTCCTGAAGACCACCTATCGTTAAAGAGTTTAAACATACTATATGTTTCCAATTTTAAAGGATCCATACCGAATGTTCTCAATACACCTAAGTTATTGTTTTTATCTTTACGTCTTTTTAAACTAGGGAATTGAGCCAATAATCTAGTGATAAAAGAAATAACCCTTTTTTCAAACGGTAATGCAATTGATTCATTCAAATATGTAACAAACTTATCCCTATTTAACTCACCCCCATTCTTTCTATATCCCGCATAAATTTGAATTATTGATCTATAGTGTATTATATTTTCTTCATTTAAGACCATGTCGTTTAACGGAAAGAATTCCTCATAATATCCGTCCATGTCTTCTCCGATATATAATTCTATAAACTTCAAGTTACTTGATAACTGTGATGATTCATATCCCTTTTCATACATCCTAACACTCTGTGGAATGAACGTCCTAATTGCATTCAAGTTTAACTCTTTTGGATTTGATAAAGTTAATTGTACCAAATTTTTAGAATTAACCATTATATTAGTGACATACTTTTGTTGTTCTATCTGTCTACTAGTGATTATTCTTAAGTGGTGATTAATATTTGTTAAGTCATCATCATCTTTCTTTTCTACTGTAACTAAATCATGTAGCAAGTCTTGAAATTTATCATATTGTACAGTTTCAAACTGTTTTGGTGACTCATACGTATCAACTTTCTCACTCGAGAACTTAATAAACGCATCTTCAAACTCATTTAATATTTCGGGTGAGAATGTTGCAATAAGGTCTATAACTTTTTTATTATTATCACTTATTGTTATATTCTGTCTAACATCCCCATTATTGTTTTTACTCACGTATTGGTTATATGGTGGGAATGTCACTCCACTAAACGCAAACTCCTCATCGTGTTTAAAAGTCCAATCGACATTAAAATTATATTGTTCTGTTATATTATAGTCTGTAGAGTATGGGTTATAAAAATTATCGGCACTACCTCCAGTCCTAACCATGACACCATGTGATGGTAAAATAGTGTATCTTTTTTCACCACCAACAAACTTACTATTATCAACAAATGAATTATAATATTTAAAACCACCAAACTTTTCGAATGAGTCTATATGTAAAATACCGTTTGTAATAGTGTTTTCAAACGATGTTGGTGTTGTGTCTGATACATCATAATAAAGGTACCCATTAATAACTTGGTGGTACACACTCGAATAATAAGGGTGTATACCTATATCGGTCTGATCATTTCTTGTAATTCCTGAAAATGTTTGATTCTGGTTAATGTCGAAAAACAATCCACCGTCTATTGGTGTAGTAACATCATTCATTATATCAATACCATCTAATACATATGTTTTATATCTATGGTAGATGGATCCCCACTTCACCATAAGGTGATATGGTATAAAGTGTGTCGAACTTATCTCTTTAAAGATGTTTGACATCCTTGTTTTTTTACCTTCTTCTAACTCTATTTCCATGTCTAAATCGTGATATGGTAGT